TAAAAAACAATCTGAATTTATGTTAAATTTCACTAACAAAGCAATAGATTTTAATAAAGATTTAGAATTGTTGTTAGAAATAAGCTACAAGGAAAACATTAATAATACCACAATACAAGAATTGAGTAATAAAATAGAAACTATAACACGTAAAACGATATGAAAGAATTAGATAAAAGTAAAATTTATGATTTGTCGGAATTGAGAAGTGAAGAGCTTAAAAAAATATTTGAATATTTAAAAAATACACATAATTGGGATAATGTTATATTTGAAAATTGGTCTGAATTTAGCAACTTAAAAGAAAATGTATTATTGTGTGAAAGCTACGGTTGGATTATGAAATATAACCATTATAAACCTTGTAGAATAACAAACGCAAAAGAATTGTTTTACACTTTAGAAAATATACAAGTTGATTGCAGGGGATTAACAGAAGAACAAATAAAAAAAATGTGTGATATATACGAAAACAAAGGGTACTATTTATCAATTCACGCAAAAGAAAATGATGAAGAAGCTTATATTTTATCTTACAACAACATAACACAAGATGGAGAGTATGGTTTTTATAAGTATGATAAAGAAGAAAATAACGAAAATACAATAAAATACGAAAAATTTATGGAGTTGTTTGGTAATAAAGAAAAATCTGAAGAATTTAAGAATTTAGTTGATGATAATTCTGGTTGTAGGGATTTAATAGGAGAGCGTATTAAAGAAATGGTTCATCCGTGCGTAAAAAATGATTATAAAGTTGTTAATTCAAATTTAGAAATAAACAAAGCATTCAAGGATTTAGTTGAAGTTTTAAACGAAGAATTAACAGAAGAAGCTTGTAAAGAAACTGAAAATGAAGTTAAATATATTGCCGAAAAACCAAAACAATATCAAGCACACTATAACAATGAAAATGGAAGCCTTTATAAAATCGCAACTGATTTAGGTCTTAATCATTGGGAATTTGATGTATTTAAAAGATTAGTGAGATGTAGAAAGAAAAATCAATTTAAAGAAGATTTACAAAAAATAAAAGATACAATTGACATTTATTTAAACGAATATTCAGAATAAAACAAAATAAAATGAAAGTAACAGATTTAACAAAGCAAGATAAAGAAATTGAGTTAATTTATGTTTTAAAAGAATCTTTAGAATTAGAATTAGTTAAAAGCCAAGAAAAAGTTGAAGGAATAGAAGATATTATATTATTAGATAGAGAGCAAGAATATAAAGACGGATTTTATGATGTAATGTATTTTAAATATAAAGAAAGGGATAATAATTGTGTGTTTTTAGGTAAATGGAATAACGGCAAACTACCTAAATAACCTATAAATTAAATAATTAGTATATTTGTAACACTATTCATTAAGAGTAGTGTTATTTTTATTTTATATGAAAGAGGAAAAAAGAGAAAGAGGCAGACCGACAAAATACGATCCTAAAATACACGATGCAAAAGCTTTTAGTTATTTTTGCAGAGGATATACTAATGCTTTAGTTGCAAAGAAATTCGGAATATCACCAAGAACATTAGACTATTGGATTGAAGCACACGCAAGTTTTAAAGAATCTGTTATTGACGGCAGAAAAGTAAGTAATTCAGAAAACGAACTTAAATTATTTAAGATTTCACAAGGATTTTATAAAGAAGTAGAAAAGCCTTTTATTGTGAAAGGCAAAGTTGAAATAGTTACTTATAAAGAATATTTTCCTCCAAACTTTCCAGCATTGAGGTTTTTAATGACTAACAGAATGCCACAAGATTATAGAGATAAGGTAGCAGAAACAGAAACAGAAGAAACATCTAAACCAGTAGCTATAAATATTAAAGTTGTTAAGAATGACGATTGATTTTAAGGTAACAAAGGTTTTTGAGGATATTTGGAACGCAGTAAATTCAAATAAGTATAAGCTTATAGTTGAAGAAGGAAGTTCACGTAGTAGTAAGACTTGGAGTAATTTTCAAGTCTTATTTCTTATATGCTATAACAGACCACGAACGAGTTGTGTTGTACTTCGTGATACCGCAGTAGATTGTAAGGATATTGTAGAAAAGGATTTTATGGATTGGTTAGCTGACCCAAACGCAAGGGGTTTTGAATATGAAAAAGGTTTAATTACTATCGATGAATATGACGAATTTATAAAAAAAGAAAACCTACTAAAATATTTAAAACGTAACGCAACAAAATCTAAATGGACTTTTCCAAACGGTAGCACTATTGTTTTTAACGGTTTAGATAAGATTAGTAAAGCAATGGGTATGACCCAAAATATTGTTTGGTTAAACGAGCCTTATAAATTTTCTGAAAAAGTTTATCGACAATTAGCACAACGTACCTCAATGTTTATTATTGCCGATTGGAATCCAATGGAATCTCATTGGCTTGACGATGAAAAAAACAAAGAAAGCGCAATACTTTTAAAATCTACCTTTTTAGATAATCCTTTTGTGCCTGAAAAGGCTAAACAACAATTACTATCCTATCAAATGGTTAAGTATAGTGAAGTAGTAGAAAAAGGCTTAATAAACGAATTAGACGCAATTAATTATGATATATTAGAAAACCCTTTAAACTTTACTTATAAGCAATTAGAAGAATTAAAACGCACTATTCATAACCAAAGAGAAAGTAAAAACATTGAAGATGATGATTGGCATTGGTTAGTATTTGGTAAGGGAATCCAAGCAGAAAGACCAACAAGAATATTTAAGTGGCAAAGTATTGATTATACAGAATTTTTAAATATTGAAGTTGATTATGTTGGTAATATGCCTTTACATTGGTACGGTGTGGATTGGGGTGTAAATGATCCATTTGCAATAGTTGAAGCAAAGTATAGTAAGGGTATTTTATATTTAAACGAATTAAATTACACAAGCGAAAACGATTTGAACCGTATTTTTACAGAAAGCGAAAAGTTAGAAATGAATAAAGACGGTGGGTTAATACCTTATATGTTTAAGCGTTTAGGGATTATAAAAAATGCACCTATTGTATGTGATAGCAACTATGAAGAAAAGATTTTAAAATTAAGGGAATACGGATATATTAACGCTGTTAAAACACATAAATACCCTGGAAGTGTTTTTGATGGAGTTTCCTTAATGCAAAAGATTAAAATTGTATTTACAAGTAATTCTAAAAACTTAAATTACGAGCAACAAAACTATTGTTGGGATAGTGATAGAATGGGTGTAATAGTTGATAAGCCAGTAGATAAGTATAATCACTTAATTGACAGCGCACGCATGGTGTGTTTAAAAATGCGTGATGAAGGTATACTAAAAATAGTTTAAAATAAAGTATTATATTTGTAATATTCTTTCATAATATTTGGTTTTAGCCGTTGCAGAAATGTAACGGTTTTTTTATTAAAATATTTGGTAGTTATATTTATTATTTGTAGTTTAGCGGTATTAATTTAATAAAAAATGAAACTACAAAATAATAATAACATATTATGTACCGTAAGTGCAGGTTATTCTTCTGGATTGATGGCAATAAAAATGAAAGAATGGTATCCAAATCATAATATAATAAATGTATTCATTAATGTAGGAAAAGAACACATTAAAAGTTTAGAATTTATAAAAAAAATAGATGAAGAATATAATTTGAATATTATTTATTTAGAGCCAAGTGTTAATTTAGGTAAAAGAAAAAGTTCTGATTATAAAGTTGTTGATAAAAATAATTTAGATACATCAGGAATAAATTTTGAAAAAGGAATACAAAAATATGGAATACCAAGTGTAGCAAATAAATGGTGTACAAGGGAATTGAAAAATAACCCAATTAAAAAATACGCAGATTATATATTTGGTTTAAATAATTATAGTATTGCTATTGGAATTAGATATGATGAAATAGATAGAATTTCAAAAAACTATAATAATAATAATATTTTTTATCCTTTATTTGATAATAAAATAACGACTAAAGACAGAAATAAATTTTGGGATAAATCAAATATAAAAATCGAAATACCAGCTTATAAAGGAAATTGTGATTTTTGCTTTGAAAAGTCATTTAGAAAATTATTAACTATTTATTCAGAAGATAATTCGGTAATTGATTGGTGGTATTTAATGGAAGAGAAATATTCTGATGTTTTAATAGATGGTAAAAAACAATACAATGAATTATTATTAAAGGATAAAGGTTCTTATTTTAATAGAGGAAATAAATCAATTAAAGAATTAGTTAAAATGGCAGAAAGACCATTTAAAAAAGCTACTGATGAATATATTTATGAAGATGATTTATTTGATTTAGAGGAAGAATGCGGAACTAAATGTGAAATATTCAAATAAATTTAATTTAAAACAATCAACCACTATTAACGTAGTGGTTTTTTTATGTTTAGAATAAAAGTGTTAGATTTGTTAAATTACTTGTGTATTAATATTTTTTGTATATTTGTCTGAAATAATAGTTAAGTAATGGGCTTTTGGAGTAATTTATTTGGAGTAAAACAAGAAATTGAAGTTGTAAGGGATTATGACGGTAATTGGAATTATAAGTTTTACGACAGCAGAAATAGTGGAATGAAATTCAACTCGTTATCTGACAAGTTGAACTTTTGCTATTCTAACCCTGCCTTAATGATGGCTTTGAAACTTAATGCAGATTTATTTTCTTTGGTTAAAATAAACTCTTATAAAGACGGAGTTATTTCAGAAGAAAATTATTTGCATACCGTTTTACCTAAACCTAACCCTTTTCAAACTTGGGAACAATGGCTATGGGACTATAAAATATGGAAAGATTTAGGAACAGCTTATTTACTTAACACATACCCAAATATTGATAGAACTTATTTATATTGGTTAAACCCTGCTTACATAAAATTTACAGATGAACAAGTTAAAGACTTTTCTAAAATAGTAAATAGCGAAAAGGAATTAAAAAACATATTAGATCAAAATATAAAGTATGAAGATGCTAACGGTAATAAATACACTTATTCTTTAAGGGATATTAAACCCTTCTTTAATTTATCAAATGGTTTAAGTGGGAATTGGTTTGTAGGTAATAGTATAATTGATAGCATTATCCCACATTTACAAATATCTGATGAAGTTTTAAAGAGTCAGGTTATAAACGCCCAAATGAGTGGTAAGTTCGTTGCTACCGAAAAGGAAACAAAAGGCGTAACGCAATTTACTACATTTGGAGATGATGAGAAAAGGGATATTGAAAACAAGGTTTTAAGTAACAAGCCTTTGCACGCAATGAAAATACCTTTAGAAATACAAAGGTTTTCAAATAACGTTGCACAATTAAAATTAGATGAGCAATATCATAGTCAATATTTCTTTATCTGTAAAGCTTTAGGTATTCCAAAAGATGTAGCAGAAACTTATTTACAAAGTTCTACTTTTGAAAATCAAGAGAAATCTTTAGGTAAATATGTTAACCAAGCATTAAAACCTGATGCCGATGATTTAATATCTTTTTTAGAAGATAAATTTGAACT